TCTGGCTTTTCCTCAGTCTTAGGTGCATCTGGAACTGTTGGAGTATCTGATGCAGGTGTAGAACTATCTACTACTGGTGTATCTGATGCAGGCGTTACTTCAGTAGTAGATTGACTTGTAGTAGCAACCGTACCATCTGCACTTGCACTAACTCCTACATTGGCAGTTAGAATAGCACCTGTGACTAAACTCACAGCTAGAGATTTCTGGATGATGGTAGAATTACCATCACTAACTAAATCTTTAGTTTGCATTTAATAAAAACCTTTCTTTTTTTCTATTACAATAATAGTTTACCTTAAATTTATCCAAAAGTAAAAGTATCATAGGCCAATTTTGCCTATGATAGCCAAAATCGCACTTTAGCTTTTTTCAAAGGCTAATTTTAGGTTATCATTGAGGACAACTCGTGCATCAAACGTACCTTGGTTATTGGATTTTTTAAATCCTTTCACTACGCTAGTTTTCCTCTTCGTGAGAAGATCACTAGCCATTTTCTGTGTTAGCTTTTTACCAGCAATCTCCATACCCAAGAAAAAGTCGCAAGACGCTACTTCTCCTTTTGCTAGTTGCTCTTGTGAAAGCAATCCATTCTGACACTTTAAAAATACTTTCTTATTCTTACTTGTGATATAGCGTACTGGTGCTTGACACTTCGGACAAACTCCTACTTCACCTGTTGCAGACTGTTTCAATTTCTCCATATACTCTTTATATGGAAGATAATCAACCTTATTCATAGAGTTGTCAAGGTCATTAAAAAGGTTCTTCTCGCTCTCTCTATTCAGATATCTAATGATATTCGCCAAAAAGCGCTCCTTGGTATTCTTTCCATTTGAGATTTTTTTGAGCGATTGTTCCCACAAGGCAGTAGTCTGCGCATCACTAAGGATTTTAACGCTTGAATAGGATTGACAAAGTAATCGTCCTAACTCTGTTAGGTGGATGCGCCCTTTCTTGACAACGTACCAATGATAATTCTTGATTTTCTCCAAAGTAGGCGCTCTGGTCGCTTCAGTTCCTAGACCTTGCGTTTCTTTCATGATTGACCTTAGTTCTTCATCTTCAAAATGTCTGCCAGCAGTTTCCATTGCGTCAATCAATGTTCCCTCTGTATATAGTTGAGGCTTGGTAGTATGTTTCTCAATCGGTGTCAGATTTGGGATAACCGTATCATTCAAGGCCACTTTAATTAAGGACTTCTCTTCTACGTCATCTATATCAAACAATGCTTCTTTATCTTCCCACAAAATTTTCCAACCTTTGCGAGCAGTCACGCGCCCAATGGTCTGAAACTTACCATTACCAACTTGCGTGATAATCTTGGTCTGTTCATATTGGTATTTGTGTAAGAAAATAGCTAGACTACGCTTCAGAACTTCCGTATAGATCACGCGCTTTTCATTGCTCCATGATTCAAGTTCTTCCATAGTAGGAAATTCCGTGGTCGGTGTTAAGCCTGCGTGTACTGCTGCCTTTTTGTTGTTCACGTAAAATCCGTCAACCTTGCCAGACTGTACGCATTCAGATAGAGGGATATCAGCTAACTGTGTCATGGTATAAAGGCTCTCATGTAAGTATTCAAACCTCTCTACTGATATATGATTAGATGATGTACGTGGATAGGTCACGTATTTATCCGTTTCGTACAACTCTTGTAAGATAGCAAGTGTTTCAGACGGACTGATACCTAACTTCTTATCCATTGCTTTCTGCATATCACTCAGACTATATAATCGAGGTGAGCGTGATTCTTTGAGTTCCTTTTCTAACTCTACTATCTCTCCTTTATCAAACTGTCCGATAAAAGACGGATTGGCAATTAACTTCTCCCACTGCTCTCTGGTATCACAATCTCCTTTCCATTTCTTCCCTTTCCGTTCTCCCTTTGTATAGGATATATCGGCTGGAATGTATTTACCAATATATGTACCGTTTGGATGCGTGAAAGTTGCTTCTAGTTCATAGTATGCTCTCTCTACAAAGTTCTCTCGCTCTTGCTCTCTCTGGTAGATAAAGTAAGTAGTCGGACTGATAATGCGCCCAGATGCGATTTTACCCTCTTTCTCTGGAACTCGTAAGCCTAGCTTATTCTCTAGTGACTTCGATAGATACCTACTACTATTCATACCTAAAAGCCAGTCAGCAATCGCGCGTGCTTGTGCTTCTTGTGCTTGTAAGTAACGATAGTCAATATCCTTTAGATTTTGAAATCCTTTACGGATAGGTTTGGTCGTGAGGTCATCAATCCAAAGGCTCTTAAATGTCTTGCGCTCGTCATTCCAGACTTTCGCTTGCTTACAAATAAGATAGGATATATAAGAACCCTCACGATCAATGTCGCCTGCCCAGATAATTTGTTGAGCAATCTTCAGTTTCTTCTCGACTATCTCATACTGTCGCTTGCGCTTGTCATCCACTACATACTCAAAGTTATCTGGTACGATAGGAAGATTTTCCAAAGACCAGTCTTTCCACTTCTCATTATATTCCTCTGGCTCTTTCAATCGGACTAGATGCCCTTTCGCCCACGTTATAATGAGTGTGTTGTTATTAAGGTATTTACACGCTTTGATTTCAAGATACCCTTGTTGCTTTGCAATCTTAGTGACTTTTTCGCGCGTGCTTGTGGTTTCTGATAAGGCTAGGTAGTATTCAACCCCTTGGCTCTCTTTCTCTGCTAATGCGGTTATAATCATACTACAATTATACTATAAGCCTTTCTAAAGGTTAAGCTATGATAGACCAAAAAGCACCTCTGGTATTTCCAGAAGCGCTAATCGGTTATTATTCTAAAGATAGAGTGGTACTGCGTTGATAGTCAAGGCTCTATACGATAGTTCTAAGCGTTCAATGTCTGTATCTTTCACTCCCAGACCTTTGCTTGTTTCTTTCAGTTCGATTTCTTCTTTCTGACCTAAAAGGCTACCGTCAGCAAGGGCTTTTTGCAAGCGTTCAGCTTTCATCAAGTATTTAAAGATACCGTTGAACTCGATTAAGTAAACAGTTTCAATCTTCTCGGTAGATATGTTGCCCAGTTCCTTTAGTTCTTCTTCAGTGTAATATAATTCTCTAAAACGACGGATATATTCATCTACCGCTTCAACAATTCTTTTTGTAAAAAGAACAAAAGAATATTGTTCTGCGGTCAGTTTAGCTATTGTTTGATATTCAATAACGTGTTCTTTTTCTCTATGAATAAGATTAAGAATTATATCACCAAAAAAGTTATTGCAAGTGTATCTTTCGGATAACGTTTCTGTCATAGTAGTTGTTTTTGTGGAAAGAATTTGAACTGGGAGTTTTTGCTCAAAATGTCTTGTTACATAGTGTTCGCTAATCTCGACAGGTGGTTCATAACCTCTTTCGTGTGGCAAAATGCACTGTTGAATGCGTCCAACTTCAACATTCGTTGTCCGTCTTTGGAAAATAGTTTCTACTACAATCAGTGATGCGATTGTTAAGTCTAAAAATTCCATATACAATTTTGGGTTGACTTCACCAATTCCAAAATTTTTTCTCAACTCCTCTTTAGAATATCCGTCCTCATAAATAACTTTTTTAAACCAGTTTAAATCTTCTTTAGTCTCAGAAAGACTTTCTGGAACTTCGTAGAAAACTGCTGATTCAATTAATTTCTCAAAGAATAAGCTATCGTTTTGTAAATTCGGGTTATCAAAATCTAACTCTAAAAGATATTTGTCGGATAAATCACTCTTTTTCAAGCTATTTTTAACCTTTAATTCAAGATTTTCAGCTAGTTTCTCGCCGTCAATGAAAACGATACAATTCACTCCATTGTCCGATTTGGTTTTTGCTAATATAGGGGTATCAATATTTGTTTTCAAAACCCCTTTAGCTAACTTAAAACATTCATTCTCATGTATTTCTAATACTGTCATACTATACCTCCTATTTAAACTCCAATCTACTTAGTCAATGATTTATGTATATGTTTAAGTCTTTTTCTATTCTCGTTCTGTCGTTCTCTGTCAAATAATTCGTCAAAGAATCTTGCCAGTATCATAAAAGCTAAAGTTACAGTTCCTAGTACTGTGATAAGAAGCAAACCGACTATATCAATGAAAGAGATAACTAAAAAGCATAGCAGCATGAATGCTATTACTTTATTCTCAATCACTCCCGAACTAACTGACGACATAGCAATCCAGTTGTTGAGATATACTAAAAACCAAGAATAAGATAAAGGGATAGCATTAAACGAGATAGCTCCATAAATGATATTTACTAGCACTTTCCATACACTTTTAGAACAAAGAATATTTTTCCTTATTGATTTAAAGATACCCTTGTTTATAAAAAGATAATAATACAATACTGTCATAGTATATCTCCTATTTTAACTCAAATGTACTTATAATATATGGCATTAACTCAATAGAAGAGAAGTAAATCATTATCCCTCCTACCAAAATTAAAAATATACTTAACATCCATTCCCTCGGACTTAGAGACAAAAAGAAATCTTTCCTACCACTCAATCCAAGTCTAATGTCTGTATTTTTAGCTATGATCAATACTCCATTGAATGAAATGCACACTCCTATAATAAACAATACAATAAACAACAAAATCATATAATTTCCTCCTTGTTAATTCAACATTCAATAAGCTCATCTATCCCTTTTGTTACTCTCTCACAAAAGCAAATAAATTGTTATCGTAAGTATAAATGCGATATGTTCCATTTAGCTCAATTAGTTTTGCGCTTTCTTCTTCAATACTATGACTTCCTGTTGTGATTGAGAAATTACCCTTAACAATAGTTAAGTATTCCATTGATAAACGGTTAAAGCATCGCTTATCTTCAAAAATTGAGAACCGACAAATACCACGCTCAACTCCAGATAAAAGTGTTTTAAAATCACAACTTTCTATAAACAATATCGACTGTGTATTATGTTTTGAGAATTGTCCTAAAGAGAACATATCACGTGTCACGTACCAGTTAGAACTATATCGGTCATAATTACCAGTTAAATCAAACCTACAAGATGCAAAGTAATACAAAAATTCATTTTCCCAATTCTTTCTTAGGTCTTTATCATCATATTTATTCTTTGGATGATACGTTCTTTTAATCTTGTTAAGGACTTGAACAGTCGTTCTAGTATCCGATAGGAACTCCCAAGACAAATCTTCCATAAATCTCTCTAATTCTGCTCGATCACGATTTTCCAACTTTCCTTGTAAAGATTTCTTTAAATCCTCTAACTTCTGTTTAAAAATAGTTCTACGGATACCTCGATAGTCGATTGAATAGTAGCAATCCTCTAAATCTTCATCAGATAAGTTGATTGGCATTTCTTCACCGTAAACATCTTCACCTACATATTCCTCAACTACTTCATCTTTAGCGTCTGCTTCAGCTAGTAACTTTGCTAAAGACTCTAAATACTGAGCGTCAAGGTTCTTTTTAAAGTCTGGAATGTAAATAGTAACCTTAACATTATCTTTTGTCTTTCCAGATAACAATTCTAAACCGTCAAAAACATAGTCTATTGATTTAAAAGGGAAATCATACTTCGCTCTTAACTCTTTACCTTCTCTAACTGAAATTTCTTCCATTATTTTTACCTCTTTTCCTCTTTCAATATTTCAATCTACGATTGTTAGCATACTCAGTCAGTATCGCACCTACACGGATGCTTGCATTTTCCAACTTCCTTTCCCCCTTTGCGAGCCTTTGGACTACGGACACTGCAAGTCCAGTATCCTTTGCTATCCGATAAGGATTCTCCTTTTCAAATAGCACTTTGATTTTCTCTGTATCTACTTTCATAGATACCCTCCTTCTACTTTTTATTCATTTCTTCAACGTTTTTAACCAGCTGAATGTTGCCTTCATAATCAAAGAAATCAACTAAGAACCACTCTCGCTCTCCAAAACATTCTTGGATATTAGCCATCGTACAATTTTCTTCACTTTTACGATATATAATATTTTGGTAGACCATTTCTTTAGCCATTGCTTTATCAAAACTTTCTTGACTAGAGAATGTTTTGATCCGACTTTCACCACTCCAATAATAAGAATGTTTCAATTCGACTTCATCGTAGGCAAAAGAAACATATTGTCCACGCCACCCCTTTGTTTCATCAAAAATAGTTCCTGTATAGCTATTTGCTTCACAAATTGCAAAAATGGCGTATTCAGTTGTTTTTCGTACCCTACGTTCCTCGCTATCAAGAAAGACTGGTTTACTTACAGCAGCATAAACTTTAGGCTTACGGATAACATTTTCTAGGTCATTGATAAGGAGTAACTGTTTGTAGTAAGATTTATCATCTTCACTCAAACCAGCAACCCACTTAGAGTAGCGTTTAGCTTGGTAAGAAGTAACCACGCGCACGTCATGAATAATCTTGAATGAGGTTAACAAGTTTAAATCATAGTCTTGCGCAACGATGTGGAGACGGTCAACTTTTTCCTGCTCCTCCAAGGCTTTCTTCATTCCAAAAAGGATAGGAAGCATGTGTGAGTAATCGACGTAACGTCCTGAATTTGAAATCCTACCAATCCGTTTGGTGTGAATGTAGTAGTTGATAAGATTGCTATTGATAAATTTAAGATTGATAAACTCGTCATTTTCGATATAAAGACTAGGACTGATCTTACTTTTATCGTCATCACAATGCCACGAATACTTTTCTCCCCCAACATAAAAACGGTAGGTAAAATCAGAGAAATAATCAATCCCTTTAATTTTATTTAAACCGGTCTCAACAGAAGTATTATCTGTTAAAGCATTATCTCCACGGCCACGCTTAGTTGTGCCAGGGCCATAACGTCCTGTATATGTAGCACTATCCGTAAAGGAGTTCAATACATAAATTGGATCATCAGCCTTAGAGTATTGATTTAAGATAGGGATAATTTTTGCTAATTCAACGTAAGTTGAATCTGTAATCTGAGAGTCAGCATTTGACCAAATAATACCTGGATCGGAAAACATATTTATTGGAACATGGTCTAGTTGCAAGATTTGATTACGCTCAATTAACCCCATAATAAGATTAAATAAGTAGTAACGAGATTGAACCAATGATAATGAAGTTTCTTCATCAGAAGATTTTGATGTAAAAGAGTCCTCTGATAAAGAAATGTCCTGACTATCTAGCCATGTCAACCAAGTATTCTCTCCATTGCGAATCAAAACTCCTACTTCATTTGGCATCGTATCCCTAACAAATTCCATAACTGTATTATTCAGCTCAAAACTTCCAGCAGAGTTACGCATTTTAAGGAATGTAATTCCTTTACTTGTTGGACAGATATGTTCAAGTAGAGCTGGAGAGTGTTTGATTGCCACCTCTAAGCTCCCTGCATGCTCGTCATAAAGGTCTTTCAAACGAGGGAGGTCCTCGTCCAAATAGATAAGTTTTTGATGAATAATGATAGGCTGCTGAGTAGGCGCATTAGTTCCTTTATGGATGTTCATAAAGTTAACTGTCAATCCGTTACGATACTCAAAGGCTGTTAGATCTGAGCGCATGATTAAAAGTTCATGCTCATAACGTTTAATTTTTTCTTGAATCTCTGCCATCATTTTAGCTTGCTTTTCATACATAGCTGTAATTTGAGCTTCCATTTCAGCTTTTAAGTTATTGATTGTTGCTAGTTGCTCTGCAAAAGCCTCATCTTCAAATTTAAAAACCTTTTCAATTAACTCTTTTGCATCCTCAAGCTGATCTTTTAAGACAAGTTGATTGTATGATTTTACAACTATCTCATTTCCAATGGCAACATCATCTGTCTGCTCTACTATTGCTAATAATTCTTCAGGAACGATATAAGCCTTGGAATATACTTCGATAATAGCAAAACTTTCATAGATAGCCATTACCTTTACTTTGTGTTCAGGATTTAGCTGGAGAAAGTTAATTAAATCTTCAGTTAAGAAAAATTCACCTCTCCTACCACTCAAATATTGACTACAATATTCGCGCGTGATGATTTCTCCACTATAAGAAAGTTTATCTTTATTATCCTTGTAAAACTCTTTTACACGTTCGTCCATATCCTCGGTAAGAGTATCGAGTTTCAACGTAGCATAAGCAATCGCTTTAGAAAAACGTGTTTTCTCTGCTTTTTCTTGTTTATCCTTTAACTCACGATACTCCTTAAAAATTTTAGAGGCTTCATCTGAATAACTGATAGTCGGTTCAAATCTTACCATATCTTTTACCTTCCTTTATTCTATAATAATATTATACACCATTTGGGGTATAATGTCAAACAAAAAAACAGACTATCTCTAGTCTGTCAATGTTACTTATTGTTGTTGAATATACACGTTTACCCTATCTTTAAACAAGTCTATATCACTATATCGTGGACTCTGCCCTCTTGGTACTTCTATTTTAGTGTCTAGGTTAGTTAGAATGTCTGACACTACCTCTAAAGCGTACCAGTAGTAACGTTCTGCTTGTTCATGTTCTACATTTTGAACCTTCCATTGTGAAGGAACTTCAAAAGATGGATTACTAGGTAGCTCTGGATAGCGTCCTTGCTCAACTAGTTTATACATTACCCCTTTCTGCCCTTCTGGTAAAGCAAGTAGTACATAGTCAGGATTCTTTCTAAGTTGGCCAGATTTGGTAGTAAAAAGCACCTTGCCATCGTTATCCTTTGCATGATAATAATGTGCCTCTAAATTTCCTTCTGAACTATACTTCTCTCCACTCAACATAACCCACGGCTGAAGTTTAACAACTCCTACACTGTCTTTTGTCATTGTCTTATCTCCTTTTATCTACACATTATTTTTCTATAACTTCCTGTTCCAATTTATCCCAAAGTGGTTTGAACCAGATTGAATGAGATAATGGTCGATACAACACTGTTGTTAAAATAATAGCACTTAGAACGCTGAACCATGCTACGCTTGCCGCATCATAATCATAATTAGTTCTTACAGTATTGAAATCCATATTTATAAACCATTGATAAGTAAGGAACGTTGTAAAGCTCAAGAACAAATAAAATGTAATAAAAGCAGCAATTAACATAAATAGGCAGATACTCATAATTCGCTTGTTTTTACTGGATGACTTCATATTCTATTTACTCCTATTCCTCTGTTTACTACCTTTTAATAACCAATTTATTTTCTACAAATCTAGATATTGTTTCTTTAATGATAGTGAAATTCGTCCACAAATCTCCATCTAGTCTTTTTAAGTCAACAACATAGACTTTATGATCATCCCATTCGTCCTTTTTAATGGTTATTGTAAAAGCAAGTTCATCTATGACAATTTCCTCTATAGCAAGATACATTGAAGAAAACATAGCTCCTGCATAGTTTGGTTCACTACGATAAGTGATGCCATGTTCATCAATATCCAACATTACCCATCTTTTCTTTCTAAACAGCCCTTTAGTGCTTGTAAATACAGTACGATACTTTCTGATAGGCTGTTCTTCGCTTTTTGATAATTTAACTTGTTCGTTCATTATTTATGCTCTCCTAATTTGTTAGTTTTTATTTAACAATTAAATCATTTTCATTCATTTTTTATTTACTTAGTAAATACATTTTATCCATTTACTATCCATTATCTTATAAACGTCCTACCGAGATAAATCGGTGTCTGGTTCACTTGTTCGTGGCACTTAGAGCAGAATAGGTCTGGTTCTTGCCAGAAGATTTCATCTTCCAATTCAATGATATTAGCAAGTGATTGGTAAGGCTCTAGTAAAGGATAAAACTGATTGATATAGCTATTAAACTTGTGAGGTTCTTCGATAAAGGCTAAAGCAAGGCTATTTATATCATAGAGGAAGCCTAGAGTGTATAACTGCCCCTCTTTACTGATTAAGTAGTAACAGTTATCATCAATCTGCTCTCCTATCTCCATATCACTAGGCTCTACCTCGTATAGTTTACAATAGAATACTTTGCTATCCTTACAACGAGGGCATTTCTCAAAGAGATTGGCTCTACGTGTATAGAAGTATTCATCTACTGCGGATAGAAAAATGTTTTTAGGTTTCTTTCCTAAGAAAAAGAATGATGGTAAGATAAATCCGATTACCAAGGGAATGATTAACCAGAAATTCTGCGTGTTCACGATCTCGATGACTATTCCAAGAAAAGTAAAGGGTAAAACTACTCTACGGATTGCCCAGATAAGCAGCTTAGTTGTCTGACTGAACTCAAATTCATGTCTGATGATTGGCAAGCGATAGCGATAAACCTGGACTGCTACTCTTAGACAGAATAGGAATAGACTAAATAGGAAGTATTGTAGAATGAGTAAAGCTAGGTTCATACATTCTCCTTTGCTACTATCTTGTCTATAAGGTCTTTATTAGCGACGATTTCGTCCTTATCATCATCAAAAGCGATTGTTTCTTTCATAAGTTTAGAGTTTCCATTCTCCTTATCTTTTACTACTGCAACTACTGTGCCAGCTCTTTCAACTCCTAGAGCATTCGCTACTCTTTCAGCATTGTTACTATTCAAGTCGATAAATACAAGGTCTTGTTGTCTATCTTCTGGAAGTCTTTCGAGTAAGGAAGTCAATCCTACCTTGCAATAAGGGCAAGTTGATTTATAGAAGATATAATACTTTTTATCATCAAGGACTTGTTCTTTCTGGCTTGCTGCTTCTAACTTTTCAGCAAGTTCCGTGGTCTGCTTATCGGTATATGGTCTGAAAGTGGACTTTTGATAGTCCATAAACGAGATACCGATATTATAGCTAGTCATTTGTTGTCTGTTTTCTTGGTGAGCCACAATCATTCCAATACTTAGAGCCACAATCGCAGGCAATAAGAATAGAAGTGTACTCCAGTTAGACAAGATAAAATGCTCTTGTAGGTGCTTCATGCCCTTGGTATAGATAAATAAAGGCGATAAGACGATAGATAGAATGAGCCAAGCTAGAACTCCGTATAACGATAAATGATAGATAACCTTATATTCAACTGTCAGATAGACACTTGATAGAATGATACCTGTACCAATCATCACTACCAGATAGCTTTTATAGAGTTGTTTTAAGAAATCACGGTCTTTTTGTGTCATACTACTCCTTACGTCCTTTAGAGTAGAGGTATTTCTGCAACTTGATAAGAGTTTCTAGCTTCACGTTTGATAGTGGTCTTTCTTTCTTATTCAATGAAACAAGTGTCTGACGTGAGATACCAGTATCACGCGCCAACTGTGAGCTATCAAAGTTAGCATCAAACAATAAGCCACGGATAGCTTTAAGAGAAATAAAGTCCAGTTCCTCTTGTTCCTCGATAGCTTGGATATCTAGTTCCTTTCGTGCATAGCTATCAACTCCCTTAAACAGTTCGATAAATTGTTCAGCACGGATCAATAGTGTACTTTCATGTGAATTGTTCAAAGAGTGCAATTCATAAGTATAGAATGGTTTAACCTCTAGCTTATAAAATTCCTCTCCGTCCTCATTCTTAATGACGGTTACGCGCTTCTTAGGTATCCACGTAGCCATGTAGTTATATTCACTCTTCTTAGGAAAGCGTACAAGGATAGCTTTCTCTGTGGTCTTAACAACGAGTGAACGATATAAGTATAATGTAGTCATATTCCTTACCCAAAAGCCTTTCCTACGTGTCCTCCATAGTAACGCTCGATACTTACTTGGTGTTCTTGCGTCATATAGTTACCAACCCAGAAAATGCTATCAGCGTCTTTCTTGGTTGATTTAACAATAAATTGCACTACTCCAGGTGATTTCGATTCATATACCTCGATATCATCAACGTTAACGTCATATTCGTTTTGTTGCAATG